TTCATGTCCTCGTAGGACATTTTGGCATCTTCGCGCTCTTTGGTGATCGCCAGAGCAACGCTCTCGCTCACCTCGAACTCGGCGCCATCAAAATTGACCTTAGCAGTCATAGATGGTTCCTCAATGGGAGATAGTAAAGACGGGTCGGCGGCATCTAGGCGATCTAGATGAAGCTTCACCTGCGGGCCTGCCCTGCCCCTGCGAACAACGGCAATGTGATTACCATCGATCATCCGTTGGATGCCGTCGTAATGCTCACCGCTTTCCGCAACGCCGGGCGTCGGGTCAAATTGCACCCTGTAACCAGCACTCACTTCTTTTGCATCACCCCGCATAATGCGTTCAATCGCATCCTTGTCAGTAATGGTCATGACGGCACGGACGAAACCGTTGTCATAAACCACTTCAGTACCCGAAAAACCAATTTGATAGTCTTTCGTGTTGGCGCTGTCAAGCAGAGCGGGGGGATGTTCAAAAGTTACAGCCTTGCCCGCAAACGAAGCGAGGCTTTCTGGCGAGCCCACTTCTTCTTCGGGACGATATTCACGCCGAACTCCACCGTCCGCATCGGTGTACATCTGTACGCCTGTGCGAGCAATGGTGGCCCAAGTACGAAGATAACCCTCGGGGGTTAGCTCATACTTTTCGATGGGCGCGACATCGTAACGAAAAGAAGTTTCGCTCATAGTATAAAACTAGCAAAATCTATTACAATACTCACAACTCTTGATCCATACGCGAATCAAAATGCGTTACTTAATGGCAAGCAAGGCCAATGCCCTTCGTATGCCTCACCACCAAAGAAAGCTGCTTGTGGCGGAGCGCATGAGAGACGCCCGATTAAATAGTGGACTGTCACAAAGAGCTGTTGCCAAAGAGCTGCACATAGGTCAAGCCACTTATTGCAGAATGGAGAGCGCCGAAACAGAGCCCTCTGCAGTTCAACTTGCAACCCTGAGCGGCCTCTATGGTCTGTCCGTGCTCTGGTTACTCGGAATGCCTAACTTCGTCGTCAATGCTGCTCAGTCTTCGCCGTCTTCGTCTTGAATCTCGCGAATTTGAGCTTCAATGTTTTCCATCACATAAGCCTTGGCAATAGCCTCTGCTTCAAAGGTAAGCATTTTTACGGGCTCAAAATGCTCGTCGGGCTTGTCGTAAAAACTTTCAACAAAGATATGGGTTTCGTCAAGTCTTCCATTTCTGAAATGCTGCCGCTCGACAAGGCGCCATTGAGAAGTGCCGCGATGCTCCTGAGAGGAAAGGATAGCAAGGGCCTTCATGACGCCAATGCCATCTTCTTCTTCTTCTTCAATGACACGCACGTATTCACTCATTGACTCTTGTCGCGACTTTCAACCATCTTAATGATGCGATTAGCCCAGGCTTTGCCCGCATCTCCACCCCACAGAAGCCAAGCTATGTAGCCGGCGTCATCTTCGCCCCCGCTCTTGTTTTTTTCGTGGCGCGAGAAAAAGGCAGCCATTCTCTTGATTGTGGCATAGCTCATCGCATCGCCACCAGCCAAGTTGGAAGCCCTGGCCACTCCACTGCCAATGCCCTGTTCTCCCGCCTCTTGCGTGGTCAGGCCGCCTTTTCCGTATTTCCGGCGAAGCTCGAGGCCGCGACGCGCTGCAGAACGAACAGACGATGGAGGGAGGAAAGATTCAACATCCCCCCTCGTTACTTTTTTGCGTTTTTTTTAACAGTTGCCAAATATGCCTTGCAGCGCTTTTCGCCAACGCTTTCATCCATTGCCTCCTCTTCCTCTTCCTCGCCCGCGATTTCTTTCATGAAGGCCATGTAATACTCGTCACCCATGTCCTTCTTCGGCTTGCGAGACAAGCCAGCCTCCGAAAGGGCAATGGCCAGTGCTTGCTGAGGGCTTTTTACTGCCTCTCCGCTGCTGCTTTTGAGTTTGCCGCTTTTGAACTCGCGCATAACAGAGGCAACTTTCGCCTGCTTTTCTTTTGCGGTCATGGCAATAGCTTTTCTTTTAGTTTAAGGGCCAAAAAATTGGATGGGGGCTGTTTCAATCCTTAAGCTCGGCCACACTTTCCCTCGATTAAGCACAAGGGCAGTCATAATACGTTCGGCCAAGAACGAAACGTAGCGGCAGTTATAGCCTTCAATTTGCATAATTTCCTCTTTTCCATTGTTCCATATTGGCCACATGCAATCCAAAAGCGTTTGCATAAATTGGCAATAAAGGTGGTGAGGACCTCGAGCCATAATATGGCCGTAAAAAACTTTTTGCTCAAATGCAGTCTCGAGATCTTGCCTGGAAAGAGGAAGTTTTCCGCTGTCTGCCGCAGCCAAGGCTTGACTGATGCCGTCCATCCCGCTATGTCCACCTAGATACTGATCCGCAACAGAGCAATAAAAATGTTCGGGCTCCGGAATATACAGCACATCACGAGCCGATGGCTCCAGTCCATCATCTCTCCATTTACGCCTGTACTGGGCATTACCAATAAAATCATGGGCCGAATTGTTGATAATCCAATAAATGCCCGTCAGCTCAGACCACCATTTATTTAGCTCGGAAATACCAAGCCCTTGACTATCCAGTATCCATCCATTATGAACCAAAAACGACTGATCACAAGTGCTTAGTTTTTCGCCTCCCAATCGCATTTGATGCATTGTCGCAAGAGTGTCATAACGCGGCAAATTGTCGCCGTGACACATCACATAAAGATGCCAATCTTCAGCTCGCATAGACATCACGAGCAGCCCAAAGTTCATTGTAGTTATTCACTCCTTTTGCCCCTACACCTGTCAGGTCACCACCTCCAGAGGGCTTGCTCCATGCCATGATCGTGCCATCGGGCAACACAAAAGCGCGATTTTTTTGCTCGTGCGCCGGAGTCAGCTCCAAGTAATCGCCATATACGAAATTTGATTGACTGCCATTGACTGCCAAGGCCTTGCCAAGCAACGTGGGGCCAGTCGGACACAATGGTGTGATGCCATAGTATCGCTCTGTGCAATTAACTACAATCATTTCAATGGCAGCCTGAAGGGCCGAATTATTTGGCTGAGAGTAGAGAACAGTCGTGGCGCATGCCCAACTCGTAAAACTAAATCGCTGAATATCTCTAAAAGCTAAAAATTTAATGCGCGGCCCGATTTCCACTGGATTGGTAATTCTTACAGCAATATCCATGTACCATCCTCCCAGTTTATTCAGCAAGCAAAAGCGGCCAAGATCAGCCTTGTACGAATAAGGCTTGAGGGTGTCGTAGGCCCAGAGTACTTTCGTGTCGTAATTATCAGCAATGAACTGCCTCAGGCTCTCCTTGTTATAAATAGTGTGGCTAGCGTCAGGAAACGCAGCTTTAACAGTGCCAGTAGCATGTTGTAAAAACGGCGAAAGCCCATCGCCTGCATCGCTTAGAAAAATTTGCGAGATTTCCATGGTCAAACAATGCGAGCAGGAGTACCAAAGCCCTTGAACTCTACAGGGGCATCTTTTTGTTCTAGTGTCTGATTTACGATGTCTAGCATTTGCTTTTTTACGAAAGGCCAAGTGAAAGATTCTTGATGAATGCGGTCATGGCACCATTTCCCAGCGATTTGCAATTCTTCTCGATTGTGATAGTAATAGTCCAAAATGCCTGCCAGTTCTGAAGGGGATGGCTGCCCGCGTTCAAGTCCATAATTTCTATCAGTCTCCCAACTCTCAATAGCAATCCTCTTGACGCCATCGAAAATCTCTTTCAAGCTCGTATGATCGGGCACCACTTGCGCGACGCCGGTAGCGGCGTGCTCGGTATTGACCAGCCCCCATCCTTCCCCAATGCAAGTGTTAACGCCTAAGTCGCAAGCATTGTACACCTTGTTCAATTGTTCAATTGAAAGGCAGTTCTGAATAGAGAATTGCGGACTGGTCAAAATAAGTTTGCCAGTAGGATCGTAACCTTCGTCCCTGGCTACACGCTTAAACAATGGAACAATCTCCCATCCCATGTCTTTACTGCCCATATTGAGCCAAAGGCGAGCATCTGGCTTGTCCTTAGCAAACTTGATAAAACCTTTAATAGTCAAATCGATTCGCTTGCGCGGTTGATTTCTATTGCCATTGAAGACGATAAAAACATCCTCTGGCACTCCAAGCTCCTTCCGACACTTTTGCTTGTCAATAGGAAAGAAATTAGAAAAATCGGTGCCATGGCCGACTATGTGCACATTTTTGTTGTAGCCGATTTTTTCGATTTCTTCCTTTGCAAATTGCGTATAAGTGATAAGGGTGTCCCATTTATTGATTGCAGGAAGCAATCCTGGAAAAAGACCATAAGAGTCGATGGGTGTATAAATAACAGTCTTAAAGCCAATGCTTTCCTTGAGTGTATCAATTTCATCCATCAAGTTAATGGCCACCCAGATATCATTTACAACAAAAACAAGGTCAGGCTTGATAATTTGCACGAGCTCCGCAATTCGATGAGAGCCGAACGGATCGGAGCCGTGAGCCATGGCTGGATACATACGGCAATGCTGCTGCATCTCACTCGGATCGCCGTGCCAGTTCACCGCTAGCGCATGTACTTCATGCTCTGCTGCCATGGCAGGAATCAGGTATTCGGCCACCCGTCCGAATCCTGTCTGCACTCCAACATCGCCACAGTAAAGAATGGTAGCCACGAAAATCTTGAGACTGGCCTCATCTTAAGTGCGCTTTTAGACTGTGGCAAAAGCTGAGGCGGCGCAGTGGCGAAGGTGGCAATTGTCGGGGCAGGGTGGGTGGGATGCCACCTGGCTTTAAGACTAAGCAGCCATTACGATGTGACACTTTTTGATCCATCCCCCTTCGAGGGCGCGTCACTTTTGAATCAAAACCGTCTTCACGTGGGCTACCATTACGCCCGGAACTATGCCACAAGAGAACTGTGTCAAAACACTTTTGACGCTTTCATGCGCGATTATGGATTTTTAACAGAAGCCGTAGAGAACAATCTTTATGCCGTGCCAAGCGAAGAAAGCCTATTAGACGGAAGAACGATGGAAGCCATTTTTCCTCCATTGTCATGGCATCACGAAAGGATAGACGCTCCTTTTCTGCGTGACACTGAAATGGTCTGGCGTACTCAAGAAAGATACATCTGCCCCTTGAAAACCAAAAAATTTATGCTTGAGCGACTGTCTTCTGTTCTTCGTCGCGAGCGCATAAGCGCTGCGCAATTGCCAGCTTTGCGGCGAGACTATTCATTAATTATTGATTGCACAAACAATACGTTGCTGCGCCCTCGCACCAATGAATACTTTGAAGCAGTGGCAATGTTTATTTATGACATTGTAAAACCACTGCCGTTTGGCGCCCTCACTTACATTGATGGTCCTTTATTCTCTATCTACCCTTTCCATGGCGGCACCATTTCTTTAAGCCATGTGATACATAGCGTCGTTCGCTCCTCTGTCGCGCCCATCACGTTACAAGAAGTCGAGGATGATGGCCAATCAAGACGACAAGCAGAACTTCATGCTCGCCTTTATTGGCCGGACTTTTTGGACCACCTTTCGTTTTCCAGGACAGTATATTCAGTCAAGAGCAAACGTACCAATGCAAGCGCCTATAGGGCTCCTCTGTTCAAGCAAAACGACAACGTACTTTCATGCTTTACTGGTAAAATTCAAGGCATTTACTTAATAGAGGCCAGGGCTCGAGAAGTGTTGTCGGGCCTGTAAAGATGCGCAAAGTAATGATACTCTCCGGGATGATTTTTAGCTTTTAGCATTTCTCGAACTACGCCGCCAGAATAGCCCGTTCCGCGCAGGGCGCTTGCGAATCGTTCGTGCTTAATTTGCTCGGTGATCGGCCCAATCTTTTCGTCACTTATATGCACATGAGCGATGTAAGGAAAGTATTGCATTAAGACTTCTTCTGGCAATTGCCCTTCTAGCCAGCTACTATTTGTATCTATCATCGTTTGCACGCAAGGGAGCGAGTATTCCGCCAGGCTTTGGACAATTTCTTCGACCGTAAAGAAATAGTTTCCGCCATACTGCCTCGCCACTGGTTCGATACAAATGATGCATTCCGCTTCTTCTAACTTTTTGTGACAGGCGGCAAGGCCGTCCATTAGATAACGACAATCACCCTGTCTTAGCCCGGGACTACCAAGAATCATGCGTTGCCATCCAAGGGTCTTGGCTTGTTTGATCAATAGCGCAAGGCATTTTTGAAGAGAAGCCTCATCCCAAAATGCTTCAATGTCCATTCCATAAAATAATGACTGCGCCGAATATTTTTGCAAATAACCAGAGAAATGACTATGCCGCTTAAACGGCACCGCCTCTAAGAGCTCAATGCCATCAGGCAAATGCAGGACGATATCCGTATGGTCCTCCGCCTCCCAGCCAATAGCGCTAACCCCGAGCTTCACTGATAAATTCTCCAATGAGGGTGAAATTGTCGTTGCGTCCTGGCGGCCAATAAGCGCTGCTTGTATGCATTGTAAAGTGATTGTATTCAATTCTCTCTCCCATCGTCTTTTGTGCCGAAGGAAAGAATTTGTCCATCAGTTCTTCAGTTTCGATGGGGGCGGGGAACAAATTAGCAATTCCATGAGCGGGACACCTGCGCAAATCACTCCAAAGATTACGCAGGGGATACCATTGATAACAACTGTTGGCGTTGATTTTTTCTAATTGGTAATTGTTGATCAAATCAAATAAGATGTTCTTCTTGATGAGCCGATGGTAAAGGGCGGGAAGTCGAACAATTTGCAAGGAATTGCACCAAAGCCGTTCTTTCACGAGCATTTCAAATAGCAAGCGATTTGCGCCATAACTCGGACTCTTTAGCTCCGGCGTAACGATTTCGTCCATGAATGCGCATTCCCTTCCATACACGTCAATCGTCGAAATAAGCGTAACGTGATTAGCACAAATGCTTGACAAAATATCAATAATTGAAAAAATATTTTCCAGGTCGGACAGTGGATCTTGGTTCACCTTCCACTTGGAGGCAGGTAGGCAGCAAAGAACTAAGTGATCTATCGGCCAGCTTCCCGTTGTAATTTCATGAAAGTTGCTAGATGAATAGACGCGATCAAAACTGGTTTGCTCCTGCAGAGCAGAGCCAACCAATCCAGTGCTGCCAACGAGAACCTTCATGGCAAAAATACGATAAAGCCACTATACAGGCACTGTTGCTGGCTGCTGTCTTAAATACTGCACGCTGCAACGGCACCTAGCTCCGCATTCACATCGCCGGCCAGGGAGCGGCAAGGTGCCAATGGGAACTATTCCTTGGGAGGCATATCGGAGGCAGTCGGCGCAGTGTTGCGCTTGGCTGTCCAAAATTCTTCGCATAAGGCTATACCCTTGCTCTTGCTGCCGAAGCTCAGCCCCCTGCCAATAACTACCTCGAACGCTCTGAGCGTATAGGCCAATACGAGCAAGAGCCATGGGAGCAGAAACAGCCCCAGAAAGCAAGTCCCGAACAAAACCCTGTAGATAAGTATATTCTTCACGAAGTCGCTGACCGATGCGACCGTATTCTGAACTGCCCATATTGGCGCGACCGCCATAGCCAATAACCGCTGCCTGAATATGAGCAGCTTTAAGCGATTCGCGGATACTGCCCTGCCACTGGTCAAGCGTAATTTGCTCATCAACCAACATGCGCGTAAAGCGCCGCAGTTCTGCGTCCAGCTTATCTGTGCGCTTGTCCAAAAGCTTCTCCACTGAAGCTTTGCTTAAGAATCGGCCTTTCTCGTCCCGGTAACGTCCGCTTCGCTGGTCATATGACCACTCGGCGTCCATTCTGCTGGACAGAATGCTTTCGCTGAAGCCGCCAATATCATTCAGCATCGTCAGCTTCCAGAAGATCCTTAAAGCGCTCAGGGGCTTCCTCTTTCCATTGCTGTAGCGCTGCGTCTACATCGGCTTCGCTGATGAAAGAGGCTTCATCAATATCGCCAAGCATCAAGCCTTCAACCTTGACCGGCTCGATGGCATCGACTTTGCTGCTGACCAGCTTTGCAGCTCCTTTGCGGTCTGGATTGGGGTCGGCCTTGCGCTTGCGAGCAACGATTGTCTGACGCTCTTCTTTGCTCATAGCCTCGGCCTTGGCTTTGGGGAGGCACTTGGGCTTTCCCTCTTTTTCCTCGCGCCCGCCGCATTCTCCGAGGATCTCCCCATTGGCGCCAATTCTCACCCACTCCTCTTTGAACCATTTGTCCAGATCGTCGTAGTTGACATCGCCATTGTCTCCCTTGAAGCCACTGCCGCTGCCGTGCTTCCTTTCATAAAGCTCTTTGTATTTCTGAACCATATAGGCGCTGGCATAGGCACTGGGCCACACTTTGAACTTTGCCTTGGCTGCGGCAATTGCCTGCTGATGCAAATCCTTGTCCTTGAATTCAACATCACCACGCACCTTCTCTAAGTCCCGAGAAAGAAATAGACCAGCGGAATCCTCCACTTCCCTGCTTCCATCCATGGGAAGAGTGCCGTTTTCTTCATTCATGGGATCACGGCCACCGGGAGGCACAGCCAAGCCACCCCCCTTCTGAGTGGAACCACCCCCTCCCTGAGCAGGAAGCTCGCGTACCACAGACGGATCGAGAGTGAGCTCCATTGACCACTCAGAGCCTCCGTAACGGGCATCTGCCACCTCCTTGGGGCTCAGCACGCCAAGCTGAATATACCGCCCGTCTACGGCCGCAACGCGAGCTCTTACGTCAGCCTTTTCTCGCTCATTAAGCTCAAACAAATTGTTGAACGAAATGCGCCAAGATTCGGGCATTCTGCCTTGCGTTGGCCCTGTCTTGCTGAGCATGATGTAAGTCATCAGCTTCTTCAAGGGGCGATGGAAAGTGGATTGTTGATAGTCCGCAAGCGTCTTTGCAAAATCCCTTTCTTCGCTGCGCCCCGTAGATCCAAGACCGCTAGGACTTTCGCCAAACAGCACTGTGTGCGGGATTTTTGAAGCGCCAATAATGTCAACGCGCATTTTTTCTAAGATCTCTCCAACGCCGCCAAAATTTCGGCTAATGAATTCCAGCTCTTCTTTTTCTGCATCAATTGCATAGCCGCGATACACGCTCTTGCTCATATCGTTTAGCACCAAACGATCTCGTACATCCTTCTCCTTTCCTGCCGCAAGCATTTGAGAGAGGCCGCGAATTTTATGGACGAAAATGTCAAACTCGCACAATAAAGTGGCAGCGCTATTTAGGCCGGTCCAATAGTGCTTAAAGCTTTCGTAAATAGTCTGCAGACTGCTCATTCCCCACCCATAGTTTCTCTGTCTAATGCGATAGGGAAGCCAGTCGCCATCAAAGCGCAAAATTCTGTCTCTATGAATCTTGACTAGCTGCGGCTGGTTAATAAGATCGCCGGAAATGATTTGGTAGTAAGTTGCCTTGGAATAGTCGTACAAATTATCTTCGTTAATAAGCGGAGCGATTTGCCACCGATCTAGAACCTCCATGCCCTCCACTGCATAAATGCGACTCTTGTCGACGGGCTGGTCGGCAGGGCGACCATCGTCAATGTAAAGAAGGATGACCGAACCTCCATAGAGCCTGGAATTCTTAGAGGCAAGCATGAAGTTTTCAAGAATGTACAAATCCTCAATCACTTGCTCGATGCCC